GTAATAGCACCTGTAAGAATATTTATTCCGTTGCCGCCAGCACCGCCAGTATTTGTAGTGCCGTTTACTGACCTACCACCACCACCACCCGCTAATCCTGAACCACCAGCACCAGCAGTAGTCGGAACGCTTGCAGTACCTATTCCGCCTCCGCCACCACCTGAAATACCGTTGCCACCAGCACCAGCAATAGTTAAAGTATTTGTACCGTATCCACCACCTGCACCTGAGCCAACACCAGCCGCAATAGTTGCGGTTCCAGCAGTACCGCCTGGGATTCCCCAGTAATTGATTGCACCTGCTCCGCTAGCACCGCCACTAGAAGTACCCCCACCGCCACCGCTACCTAAAACACCAGAACCACCACCGCTGTTGCCGCCGCCTGCAATTACATTTCCATATCTTGTATAGCCACCAGCGTTAGCACTTGTTCCGCCAGCACCAACTACACATGATGAAGTTGCTAAAGTCCATCCCCAAGCAATACCGCCAGCACCAGCACCACCTGCGCCTGAGCCTGCAGTTCCACCAGCACCACCTGCTACGCAAATTGCATAAACAAATGTGATACCAGCAGGGATTGTGACTGAGGTAGTTCCAGCGTTAATAGTCTGTTGAAGTTGCAACCCAAAGGGCGCGATTGAGGAAGTAAATCCGCTTGGTGTAACTGTGTTAGTAGATGGCATCCATGAATTGACCTGTGAGCCAACTTCTCCGCGCTTAAATCCCTCTGCCATTATGCGACTCGGTTTACATAGCCTGAAATGTTTACAACGCTTGCTACTGAGGCGTAGGCATAAACAGTTAATGCCGAGCCTGATGGGGCAAGGATTAGCCCAGGAATTACAAGAGTTAGACCTGAGTTAGCAGGAATAGTTTGTTGAATCTGGTTGAGTGTTGCAGTTCCACCAAATTGAATAGTGAGTGTGCGAGCCGCTGAATCGGTATTGGTGGCATAGAGCCACACTTCGTCAATGGCTGATGTGCCTGTTGCGTGGATAGTCGTACCAGTTGAGGCGATAGCGACAACGGGGATTGGAACGCCTGTGGTTGCGGCTGATAACGCTACTTTGCTATAGGTTGCCATTGCTATCCTTAACTAAACATCTGTTGTGAGATGACACCTTGATCGGAGTCATAGACTGCGGTTCCAGTATTACCAGTGGCTCCCGTATTACCTGTGTTACCAGTACTGCCCGTGTTACCCGTTGGACCAGTGACACCAGTATTACCTGTATTGCCTGTACTTCCAGTTACGCCTGTGTCGCCAGTTGATCCTGTAGCGCCAGTCGCTCCCGTAACGCCTACACCAGTACTGCCAGTACTACCAGTATTACCTGTGTTACCAGTATTACCCGTAGCCCCAGTATTTCCTGTGCTGCCAGTTGGTCCAGCAACGCCCGTATTACCAGTAGTTCCTGTGTTACCAGTTGCGCCAGTGTTGCCAATATTTCCAGTTGCGCCAGTGCTACCTGTAGCACCATTAGTTCCATTAGAGCCAGTTGGCCCAGTTGGTCCAGTAGTGCCCGTGTTACCTTGGCTACCTGTATTACCCGTTGCGCCTGTATTACCGACAACTGATGTTCCTGTATTGCCAGTCGCTCCGATGGCTCCTGTGCTGCCTGTAGGGCCTGCTACGGTGCTATTAGCACCAGTGTTACCAGTCAATCCCATAGCGCCTGTATTGCCCGTATTACCTGTATTGCCAGTCGCCCCAGTATTACCTATCGCTCCTGTAACACCTGCACCCGTATTGCCTGTGTTTCCCGTGTTACCAGTATTCCCAGTGTTACCTGTATTACCAGTTACTCCAAACCCAGTGGATCCAGTAAGCCCTGTGCTTCCAGTAGAACCTGTTGGGCCAGCAACACCTGTGGATCCTGTCGCTCCAGTGATTCCACCGCCTGTGTTTCCCGTGTTGCCCGTATTACCTGCGTTGCCTGTGTTACCAGTATTGCCTGTTGCTCCAGTGATAGATGGTCCAGTGACACCTTGTACTCCTTGCAATCCTTGTGGGCCGATAATGCCCAATTCCACTATTTCGCAAACAGGGCTTGTAACATTATACACATTTGTCGTAACAGGGATTCTAACCACGCTAGTGCTAATGTTGCTTTGGTTAGAAGTTATGTTTAGTACGCTTGTGGATACAGGTATCTGGATAACTTGTATAGGCGTTACATCAGACACTATTGCACCACGCTTGTCGTAACGACAAATGCACCTTGCAAGATCTGGTTAACATTGCCCGAACCATCGGTCAAGTTTAAGGCATAAGTATAATTGCCTGCTGGCAATACGCTTACCGCTGTCTGAGCAGCGGTAAGGGTTAAAGTTGTTGTTCCAGTTGTAGCAGTAATTACTATCTTGCCATTGGCAGTAGATAGTTCTACGATAAGATTGTTACTGACATCGCGTACTTGCATATCTGCGGTATAGCCAGTAAGATTGACTGGAAAGTTATTGATAATCCACTGAGGTGCTAAGGTGAATGTGGTTCCGTTAACAACGGAAATGTTGTATCTACCTGGATTCACGATGCTCCTTAAGCGACATAGGTTATGTTTGCGCCATAACCAGCATTTGTAAGAATAGTAACTTCTGTTGGGCTAAGGTTGTAAATATGCCCACCAAGATAATGATAATCCGCTGCTAATGTTTCATCTACCCCAGGTGTACGTTCTGATACAACCGCTGTGCCGTAGACCAAAAGTGTGTTGCTACGTGCAATGCGAAAACGCCAGAATAGTCTTCCAAACCCAGCAGGCCCTTCTTCGGTCGTTGGCGGGGAGAATGTATATGGCATTAGATTCCTTTCGAGGGTTGATAGGGGTGAGCGCGAAGCCCACCCCCACCAACTATTTATCAAGTATTGTGGATCGAAGATGTGCTTTCGATACGTACCAATGAAGCGTCACGATAACGCTGCCATCCAAGTACGCCGTACCATCCAATAGGACGGAAACGCATCAACTTATCAACAACTGGTCCGAAGATAACGTGTGGCTCTTCGGCAACTGCTTCTGCCAATGCTTGCTTTCCAGCAACCAATGTACGGAATACGCGAGTACCACCAGTACCATAGGTGAAGGAAGTACCACCAAAGGTACCTGTCCAACCTGTGGAACCAGTACCATCGGCTGCGTTGAACAGACGTGGTGACTCAACGAACATTGCGCCTTCATAAGTTCCGATGGTGCCTGGCCAGAATTCAGCAGCGCCTGTCTCGGAATACTTATGGTCATCACGCCATCCGCCAGAGCCAGTCTCAGAGCGAAGGTCGAATGAAACTTCTGGGTGGATACCACACCAGTAGTATTCGCCCTGACGTGGGACAGCCTTGTTGGCGCGCAACTTAGCGACAGCGGTACGAACATCGCGTGACTTGAATACGTCAGTAGATGTAACCTTTGATTGGGTTGTACCATTGGTGTATGAAGCGGCATAGGTAGAAACGAGGTTTCCACCAACTTCTGCGATTACGTTTGGTCCACCATCGAGGATGGTCAAAGCGTTGATATCGAGAGAGTCAGCCATGTTGAAGGCGATGATGTCTGCAATAGCAGGATCAACGTCTGAGAGTGAGAACAACTCCAACTTACGTGTAGCAAGTGAAGCGTTTCCGTATTCGTTAAGTGTTACGGAAACTGTGGTTGTGTTTCCAAGTGCTACTGCATCTGGATCAACATCTTCTGAAAGAACAGAAGTTGCTGCAGCCAAGTCTGTGTAGATCTGGAATACGACTGAAGAACCAGGCATAGCCTGTTGTACTGGCTTCTTATCTGCGACATCGCGGATGAGAGGAACAGCACGGAGAGCAAATTCGACATATCGGTCATAGGCTGTCTGTACGAGGGACGTACCGAGGGAGCCAGACGATGTGTCTGTATATGCGTTTGCCATGTGTCACCTTCTTTCTATAGGTTTGTGGCGAATGGGTTAGGTTGTCGGGCTACCGACGACGCTGTGTAGGATTACCCGTAATCGCGTTAAGTTCATCAATGTTTTTAGCACCAGACAGTTTTGCCATTAAATCGGCATCACGTGTTGGGCTATTAACATTCTGAGTAGCCGCATTGATGCGGTCATACGAACGGATATTCGCTTGTACTGCTTCATCGGCAGGAGCATCTGCTTCGCTCTTTGAAAATCCGAATACATCGGCGTTTTCGTTAAGCCAAGCATCTACTTGCTCTGGTGTTGAGATGTCGGCAGGAATAAACTTCGCTACCTTGTCTGGTACACCTTTTGTTGCCAGTACGTCTTTGACGCTACGACTGCGAAGGTCTGCTTGAATACTTGCAAGTTGTTCAGCAAGATCCTTCTTTTCCTTCTCTGCTCGCTTTAAGGCTTTGCGGAGATTGGCTGGCGCTTCCTGTTGGGAAGTTTCAGTGTCTAGGTCGTCTTCGTCGTCTTCGTATTGGTTTGCCATTTCGGCACTCCCTTTCTTGTTAGTGTGACGCAGGCCGCAATACATTCCAGGGGAAGAATGTTTGGCTCCTACTACCAGTCTGAATACACATCATCGGCGCTGGTGAACCGCGATGGAATCTATTTCTTAGGAAAGGCCGCTAATGTCTTTCGCGCCTAGACTGCCCGTGGCAGCGCCAGCAGAGCCTGAGAAGGCTGATGTTTCTTGGGTCTTAAGACGCTCAAGGTTTTGCTGTGCTTGTGCTGCACCTTCGGTATTAAAGGTTGAGGCTTCAAGTTGCTGGCCAATGCCTTCTGCGTTGCCGTAGCCTTGATAACGACCTGCAAGGGACTGCATAGCGGCTTGTTGCTGCGCGATGCTGGTAAAGCCTTGATTGGCCTGTGACTGGGTAATCCCTTGGGCCGCCAGTCCCATTGCGCTAAGTGGGCCTGTGACTCCATAGGCAATGCTGACACCTGCCCTAGCGGCTTCTGCGCCGATTGTAGCGGCGTTATATTCTTGTTGTACCAACGGTGCTGCTACTGATGGATCAAGCAGGTGGGTAAGGATTGTGGGCATTGTCATACCAAACTGTGTTTGCAGTTGTGCTAGAACTTGAGGATCTTCGTTCTGCACTGCGGCAGTTGCGGCATTAACACGCATCTGTACTTCCGCTGGTGATACATCTGTACCCATCAACTTGCCAAGATAATCGCTTGACATAAGTGGGCTTGATGTCGGAATACCAGCCATTGCCATAACTTGCTTGTACGATTGCTCATTGGCAATATATTCGGCTGGTGACAGTGGGTTAAGGCCAGCAGAAATTCTGGCCTGATTGCCAGAAAAGCGCTGTTGCCAAGACGAAACCAATCTTTGCGCTGCACCAAGTTGGCTTGGCGTCAAGCCTAGCCCCGTTATTTGCGCTGATGGGTTTGGCGAATCAATGATATTAAGGACTGTCGTCATATCCAAACCGCTTGCGAGCATTGCGGTGATACCAGAACCGATATCGCCAGTTAGACCATAACCAGATAAAAGCGCGGTTAATTGTTGCGAAGCATTGGTTGTTGTTGGGCCAGTGGATGCAGGCCCAGTGGTGCCAGTAGTCGCTGGGCCAGTAGTCGCTGGGCCAGTAGTCGCTGGGCCAGTAGTCGCTGGGCCAGTAGTTTTTACAGGGCCAGTGGTGCCAGTAGTATTTGGACCAGTTACACCACTTGCTGGCACAATAGGTGATTGAAAATTTGATGTGTCTTTTGGCCCGCCAAGCGGATTTGTGGCAGTTGAACCAGGTGAACTAGCCCAATTAGATGTGGATGTTGTTCCACCATTTTCACCGACTTGCATCTGTGCCATTGGTTAGAATCCCATCTTTGCGATTAACTGATTACCAGCACTGAGAAGTGTGGAATGAGCGTTTTGAGTATTAAGCCATTCTGGCTGTGAGCGAACTTGGCTTGCGAATGTGTATGGGTCAACTGGTGCTGTACCATCACCCATTAGCGCTTTGCCAATCATTGCTCCGTAACCCGTAGTTGCGCCGAGTTGGATGTCGGCAGGGTTAATTTCTAGCAGGCTTGAAAGTGTGTTAACGTAAGGCGAGGCAAGGTCTGATACCTTGGCTCCGCCTGCAATCTGGTCAGCAAATGGCTTGTATGTATTCATAGCCGCTGTTCTAAACTGTTGCTCGGCTGTGCTGGCATCGTAGCCAACCGCACCTTGCGCCATGTTCAATGCATACTTGTCGAAGAAACTTGTATCTTTGCCGTCTGGGCTGTATTGCCCATAGACGCCGTATTGCTGTGCAAGTTGAGCCAACTGCGTAGATTGTGCCGCAATCGTTCCACCTTTAGCCTGTGGGTCTAAGGTGCCATGCTGTGCCATGAACTGCGTAATCTGTTGGTCAGATGCGTTAGGATGTTGCAGAATCCATGTGGTTACATCTTGTCCAGAATTGACGGCATTTTGATCTACAGTGCCAGGGGCTTGCTTGATATCTGTCACTTGTGCGCCAAGTTGTTGTGGCGTTAACTTTACACCAAGTTGGTTGGCGAGAGCAACGGCCTTACTATAGGCGGCGTTGTAATCTGTGTTGTATTGCTCTGGCGCAGATACGCGCTTAATCTCTGCAAGGCCGATGTCGCCAGGATGTTGTTGCGCCCATTGGGTATTAGCAAACTCGGTAGTCCAACGAGTCGGCGCCCAGTTCTGAGCGATGGCCGTTGAGAGAAGGTTGCTAAGTTCTGGTACGGACGCGATGAACTTTGCTTGCTCGCCATATTTCGACATAAAGTCGGCTTTGATTTGAGCAGGCGTCTCTAACTTACCATTGGAGTAATACTTGCCTTGATACTCGCCAGTGAAGGGATTGTCTTGATAATTTAAAACGCCCTTAACAGTCTTGTATGTACCACCCGTGGTAGATTGACCAGCGCCTAACGCTGGGCCAGTGAAACCAGTAGCCGTTGCAACTTTTGGCTTTGCGCTTGTAGCCGTTGTTGGTTGCACATCGGGTGTATGCGTAGCAGTTTTTTGCGCTAGCGCAGCAGCATCTGCTGCGTAATTTTGTGGGGTAGTTGTTCCACCACCAGTAGCAGTAGGATTTGGGTGGGCAGTCTTTTGTTCTTCTTCAAGTGCGGTTTGCGCTAATTCAAGTGACTGACGTGCTAGACGTCCACGTGTGCCAGTGCCTTGTTCATTTACGCGAGCAGTCCAGTAATCAACTTGCTCTTGAAGCGAAGCGTCTGCTGGTAATGGCTTGTTAGGATCTATTTTCTTAGTAGCCATTAGATGCTCTTCATCTGTTGTAGCGCCTGTGTCATACCGTCGAAGTACCCCGTCGCTGCCTTGTAGGATTGCGCGTCTGCGCTACCTGAAATAATTTGTGCCAAGAATCCCTGCGGGTCAATGCCAGTAGTGGTTTGTGTGCCAGTAACGTCTGAGCGTTTTCCAGTTGGGCCATAAGCAGTTACGCCTTTATAGGTGCCTTGGTTGGCACGTTCGGCGGCTAGAAGTTCTTGGCCGTACTGTTGAATCTCTTGCGCCGTAGCATTGCGACCAGCCAAAGACTGCATGGCTGCATTAACTTGTGCCTCAATATCTTGAGGGGAAGTTTGGGTAAGGTAACTTGTATCGGTATTCGTTACCATGTTTGCGTAAATGTTTGCGCCACCACTTGAAGCGGCTGCAAGCATTTGAGCGTAAGTTGTTGTTGGAACTGTAGTGGTTGCAGGTGTAGTTAATGTAGTCACTATACTGCCCTTCTAAATACGCCAGTTACAACACTAGCCAGTTGTGGATCGGATACGGCAAGGCTATCCATGTAGGAATACCACGCATCTTGCGCTGCGCTGTATCCTGGAAGATGCTTGCCGTTGTAAGTATTGGCAAGCAAATCCGCGTGGTATTGCTTATAGTTGTCCAGAATCTCGGAAATCTTTTTGCCTTGCGGTGATACTGCCAAGATTCCCTTATCCTGCATTGCGGTAAATTGAGTGATGGCCTTTTGCGCCATCTCAACCTTGGTAGGGTTGTTGTAATCTGCATACCAGATTGGATTGCTTTGGCCATAATCTGCCGTAATCTGCTTCCAGATTTGTGAGGCTTGATACATACCCTGCTTGTCGCCAGAAGCGCGAAGGTTATTCATATCTGACTGGTAGGCGGTGTAATCCGCTGACAAGTCTTGCCATCCTTGCTTTACGTACAAGGCGCTGATAAAGTCTTTGGATGTTACCCTTGCGCGGAAGTGGTTAATGAGCAACTTGTTCTCAACGGCTAACGCATCCTTGCTATCGGCTACCTGTGGGATAAGGTAAGGCGCAGCAGTTGAATAATTAGGGTTATTCAGGATAGGCTGGTTGTTGTTAATCCAAGTAACGGTAGAATCTGCCAATGGGGCGTAAGCGCCACTAGTGCCAGATGTGGTACGGGCAACCGTATAGGATAATGCTCGCTCACCATTATCGGCAATAAATTTGTTCAGCGCAGCAGGCGCTGTGTATTTTGCGCCAGTTGTAGGATCCGTCTGGTTGAGCAGGTTCAGATACTCAGAGCGTAGCGTCTGCATGTTCTTGTCGTAATAGTCATTGCTGACTGTTGGAGCCAGTGGCAAGAAGAAAGCAAACAATCCCTTAATGATAAGGTTTGTTTGAGCGTTATGCTCAATCTTGGTGAGAATCTGTTGCTGTTGAAACGCTGGCAAAGATGTGAAATTGGTTGGCAAATCACCATGGTAATAAGCCGCCATGATGGCAGACAACTTAGAGTTGTAAACGGTTGACTCGCGGTCATCCATGCTCATGCTATTCCACAAGTCACGCATGGTAGATGATGGCATAAACGTGTCAATAAAGTTCTGTGATGGATAACCACCATTGGCCAGGTTGACGGCTTTGTCCGTCCATGGAAACTTCTTAGATAAATCAGTCAATGCAAAGTTTAAGAATGGGCTGATTCCTGGTGGTTTAATTTCTGGAAGTACGCTAAGAAGCGAAGATGTATTACCAGAAATTGATGATGGTAAACCAGTAAATTGTTTAAGCCCAATGGCATTTAAGCCACGCATGATGGCATTGCCAGCCTCACCAAGGCCAGGATAAACGATGTACTTCTGGCCGTTGGCATCTGTATGCACAAATCCAGGATTGTTTAATCCCTGCTGGATGATCTGAAAATCACGAAATGCCTGTGGGTTTGATAGAATCAAACGACCAGTACGGCGCATGGCCTGCTCTTGGGCGAAATAAAACGGTAGCAAACTACGGTGCATTGTAGCCCATTGGCTACGAATAGCAGGTGAGTGAATCGCTGGAATCATATCTCGCGTAGCCTGCATCTGAGATAAGCGTACAACCTCACTACGATCCATCAAGCCCATATCAAGCAATGCTTGATTGTTTTGACGTGCACGCATGTAAAAATCGTTATACAAAGGTTGACGAGAAATCCAGTCCATGACTGGTGTAACAAACTTAGAATATCCCATTTGCTCAACTCGTTGCAAGGCCTTGGAAATTGTAGGCATTTCATACCGACCCAAAACCTTGATTGGCTTGGACATCTGAGGCAGTTGCTTCAATTCCTTTTCGGAAATTGTTTCGCTTTTGGCGATGCGGTTGACAATATCCATGTTAATGGTATTGTCTGCGCCGTGAACAAGCCCTTGCAAGTTGTCAATTTGCGCTTTAGCAAACGACTCTGGAACGGCCTTTGTGTAGCCATCCATAATCCCGCGATACTCTTTGTACATGTTCGGATTGCGTAGATTGGCCGCTTGGCCATCTACCAATCGAGCAAACTGTTCATTTAGTGGCAAGGCTGCAAATTCAGGATTTTTACGTGCATTGATAAGCGCACGTGCTATATCCCTTTGCCCAAAATCGGCTGCAGCATTGTTGATATTTTTAGCCCAATACTTATCGTAAGTATGATCTGTACTTGTCAGCCCTTGGATTTCTTCTCCAGGCACCGTGCCATATCCCTTTTGTTTATGGAAAATATCTACATGGTCATCTGCCGTAAGTTCTTGGCTAGCATTGTGCGCCGCAGAAACTGCTGGTGTTGGAAGATATGTGCCAGTTTCCTCAGCACGTTCAATCATATATTTAATTTTGTCGTCTACAAGGTAGGAACCAAGATTAGATTCTTTGAATCTGGTCGCCATATACGAAAATGGCATAACACGATAACGCTTATCTTGCAAACCAACAATGGCATTATTAATGCCCTGCTTGGAATCAGTGAGTTTATTTAACTTATCAAGCGTAGACATGCGCTCGTCAAGTTCTTTAGTAATCTCATTAGACTTTACGGGAACTGATTTGCCAGTTGCCAATTCTGCTTCTTTGGCATTTTTATCGGTTTGCGTAAGCGCGTCATCCATTTTGTCAATGTGAAAGTTTTGATATTTTTCCGACAAATTAAGCGTGCTGGCGGCTAAACGTTGTCCAAGATAACTTACCAAGCCACGACGCATAACTTGTTGTAAAACTTCACCAGTGGATACACGAATACCAAAAGCAGGTGAAAGAAGAGCCAATGGGGCAAAAATTACATTGGTATATTTGGTAAAAAAGTCGTCAACTGGCGAATACAAAGCCCCATAGGCTTTGGCTTCGCGAAGTGCGGTGCGAGTCTTTTTCAAATCTAGAAGGGCGCCTTGATAACGCTGGCTGTAAGTGATAGCAAGTGGGCGTTGTCCACCGCCATGCTCAGGTAGCATATCAACGCTACCAACGTCACGGCCTTGGTTAACGGCATACACACTAGGATCATAATTACTAGGTGCGCTAGCGTCATGTAAGTCGCTAAACAAGTGAGCAGATTGAGAATCTGCCACGCCAAGATTTTTAAGGACTTCTTGATTTAAAACGTGCATGTTGGATACGCGCAAATCATTATTTGTCTGCATAATCATGGCGCCAGCACGTTCTAACGCAATGTTATGTGGCATGGACAGCAATGCTGTATCGTATGTAGTCTTTGCAAAACCAGGGTCTTTTACGTCAAAAACGTGAGACGATAAACTATTTGCATCTGTGTCGTAGGATAATGGTTTTTCACCAGTAAACGTACGTACTTTGTTTGCAAGCGCATTTATCATGGCGCCCCTACCAGGGGCGTAAAATAATGCAGGCTTATTAAGTTTAAATACCTGTTCCTGTGTTACTTCACCAGTTTGGGCATTGGTAACAGAACGTGTTTTAAACCTTTGGGCTAGTTGGCCAGATTCATCTAGTGCTTGCGTGCCATCTGGGTTTAATACAGGCTCCATGACTGCGCTTTTGCGTGGCAAAAGTAGATTTAAAGATTCGTTATAGTTGGTTGCATTTTTACTATTACGAATGGCATCTAAGCCAATTTTTTCGCTAAGGCGTTTACCAACTGTTCTAGATGGCAAGGAAAATGCAGTAAGGGCATGCTCGGATCTGTCGGCCAAATCGGCCGAATAAAGAGTTTGTTTTGCAACCTGGTCGAAGCCATTGGTGTCGTTAATTTTAACCATAGCGCGAATTGTTGCCTGCGACCATTGGTTTGCTTTGCCGTATTTATACCAGATCAATCCCGCTTTGTCGCTGTCGCTCATTGCTTGATTTTGAGCAATACTCACAATGTCTTGACGCGCTGCGCGTTGAGCGCCATTAAGCGGATTCGCCATAGCGGCGTCATATTGTTCTGGGGAGAAAATCTTTTTTACTGCTACACCAGCGGTAAAGTCGGACATACCACCCGCGCTAGAAGCAAATGGCAGTGTATTCTTTGGAATTACTTTGCCAGTTGTTGGGTCAATCTTATTGACTGGCATTCCCTTTTCGTCACGCACAATCTCGCCAGTGGCAAAATCTATTTCTTTGACAAGCGCAATATGGTCGCCACGACGAAGTTCAGAACCTAATTTTCCAAGGTTGGCAAGTGGGTCTGTTTCAAAATCAAATGAGGCATCCGCTACGCCAGATACAATTTGACCAACGCCGCTATTGGTATTTGCCAATGCGCCAAGGCCAGGGATGTAAGAAAGCCCGTGAGCCAAATCCCTACCAGCAGATACTAAGTAGTTTGGGTCATTAGATTTGTTAAAGGAATCTCGAAATGATGGGACGACACGACCAAGAATTTGACGTTCACCCATACCTGCAAGGTCTGCTCCAAGAGCAGCGCCAGCAATAGTTCCTTCTGGGCCAGCAATAGTTCCAATAACTCCGCCAGCAACTACACCTAGCGTACCAAGCAACCCCGCACCAACTCCATGGTCTGCGTATAGGCTGTGAATAAATTTATAATCTTTTTGAATTTCTTGTAATGGCTTGTTAGCCCATGACATTGCAGTGCCAATGGCCTTGCCAATAACAGGCACCTTTTCAACTGCGCCAAGTGCTTGACCTGGAAAGTTTTTAAGGTCATTCCAAAATCCGCCCTGTGAAGGGGCTGGTGTAGCAGGAGCCGTGGCGTCGGCAGTAGCAGATGCTGTAAGTGTAGATGCGATAGGCGTGCTAGAAGGAGTAACTAAACTCATTGACCCGCCTTTTCTTGCAAAGATTCTAGTCTTGTTTTAATTACAGCGTTGGCGACATCTGGAATGTCCTTTAACGCATTGCGCCACCATGTTGCGGAATTGTATGTAGCAACATGTTCATCAATCGCTTTGGCAATCGCTGTCATGTGAGAAGTAGCGGCAAGAGTGTTAAATACATCTTGGCTACCTGATTGAATACCAGCGGCAGCAAGGCCAGGGTTTTGCTTAACAAACATCTGGTTGCCCTGAACCATATCATTAGCACTGCTAACATTAGGTATATTTACCTGCGGATCCATGGGTTACTTCCCTAGTGCAGTTGCGAGTTGTTGCAATTCTGGTGAAGCGTCTGGATGTGACGCTAAGGTTTGAACGAGGCTCTTGGCCGATTGTCCAGTTTGCATTGTTTGCGCTGGATGGATGCCAAGGGCTTCTGGCCCTGGTCCTGCTCCCAATGGGGAGCCAGCAGTAACTGGTTCGTTAGGACGTTGCGTAGGTGCAGACAATGGTGTGACATTCATCTGTGCCTGTTGTGCTTGTGATTGTCCATTCGATGCCGCTTGTGCAATTTGAGATGGAGTCATCTTCTGGCCTTGTACGCCACTAGCAGACATAGGCGCCTGCGCCTGTAAGTTCGCTAAATCTTGTCCATCGCCGTAATTAGGCATACCAGAGATATACCGTTGTGCTTGCTTAGATGCGACACCGCCATCAGTTCTGCGCGACATGGCGCCAGGAAGGGATGGTGTAGTCGAAGGCTTCGCGGCCTGTGGCATACCTATTCTCCTTCGTTAAGTGTTTCGATGGTGCGGGCTGCATATTCGTGGAATGATTTTTGGTCTTCCACAAACTCTGCTTGTGTTTCTAACATCGCGCTGAGTATTTCAAAAAACTCTGCTGCGACATGCGAAAGCAGGGCAAAGATATCCCATTTTGTAAACTGAGTTGACGCTCTGCCCTGCTCGTCTGACATGAACTACTTAGTCTTTCGTGGTGTACCCGCGGTTGTTCCGCTACCCTTGGTGCCAGAAGGTTGTCCGCTGTACTTAATGTTTGATGTTCCAGTACCTGCTGGTCCTGACTTTGGTTGAATCTTTGTCTTTTGTGTTACCGCAGCAGATGAACTATGTCCACCTTGTGCTTTAGGCTTTGGTACACTTGTGGTAAGTGATGCTTTGAGTGGCTTTGCCATTGTTATTCTCCTATAGGTTTTTGTCAACCAGATAATTACGCTGGTTGCCTTCTGGTTACGTTGGCCGAGAGATTCGGCTGACCAGAAGATGAAAGTCCTGCGGCTAACTGCTGTAGCGCAGATGGTGCTTGTTGCTGTGGTTGGTTAGGAAGCGCCCCAGAAGGAGCCTGTCCTGGGCTTTGAGGCTCGCCAGCGGCTGCTTCTTCTGGGGATGCTGCGGGCTGCGCAAATGCAGCAACTACAAGGTCCTCGATATTATCGCCTGCTTGACGACCCTTGATGACCTGAGCCATAGCCGTAAGAATCTTTGATGGATCTTGCCCTTGTGCTGCCATTGCTGGCAGTGCTTGTGAGTAGGAAGCCATTGCGCTCATAAGCGAATCGCGTAATTCTTCAACCTCAACTTTTTGTTCCTCTGAAGTTACATTCATATCCCAAGGCATTTGACGACGCAAGAAGTCGCGTGAGATTAATTTATCTCCGCGTGCTTGCAATCCGAATACCAAAGCACGGTTTGGATCTAGTCCAGCCATCATGCCGTAAGATACATCTACCCAGTAATCACCAGCGATGTCGCGTGATGGGGTGTAGTTAATTTCATAAGGTGCGCCAGAGACAACTCCGCGCACTTCCTTCTCAACATTGCCAAATAACTTTTCGTCCATCATAAAGCACAGACGCATTACCTGACGGAATACTTCTGAGAAGACAGCCTGTGCTGTCTTAACTTGTGTATCAAATCCACCCATAAGGGCTTCTACACCACGGCCTGTGACGATAGAGCCAGACTGTTGGCCGAGGCGACCTTGTGGGTAGCGTGAGCCTACACGTAGTTCTTCATCAAGCGTGGCAGCCTCTTGGAAGATTCCATTAGGAATATCAAGCCCAACACGGCGAATCTTCTCTGGGTTAGCAGAGCGAATCGTGGCGTCTGGGCCAATCTCAAGTACGTTCACATCAGATGGCAAAGCGAATGGAGCCTGTACACTCTTCTGCGCTGCTTCAAGTTGCAAGGTGGCGAAGCGAGCCTTGGCTACCTGCACCCACATGATGTCATCAAATTGTCCACGTTGGTTCTCATCTGAGTCAATGCCTGGGCGGATAGCGATAACCACTGGCAGTTCACCGATGAGGTTTGCTGCGCGGTCTAGGATAAGGTTATTGCGCTCTGGAACGAATAGGATTACTTCGTTCTTATCTTGATAGCGAAATATCTCAAGCATACGCTCTGAGTTGCGATTCTCATAAGGTCCGCGGATAACAGTCTCATGCTCTGGAAATTCATTACACAATTCGCGCACTGTCTTGTTGTAGCGCTTTGAGTAGGAGAGCAACTTGCCAAAACGGTCATACTCTGGGTAAGCCGCGATTGGGTTATCAATGCGGATCATTGGCCGCTTGTTTTCCCAATCTGGCTCGATAATGAAGGGGAGCATGCCGAAGGTTACATAACGATCTGCGCCTGTATACATTAAGGTTTGGAGACGGCATGTGTCACGGTAACCAGCGGCAATCATAGTGCGCTTGTCGGCCTTCTTGCGTGCGCGGTCTGATACAGAATCCGTTGAGTCGCAATTAAAGGCGGGAAGCGGGGCGATAACTTCGGCTACATCGCGTGCTGCGATGTCAATGAAGTTAGCAACCATTGGCTTCGGAAATTCATCTGGGAACATTCCAGGGTAGACCTGTTGAATATCACCTTGGCGGATAGACTGTAAATCAGTCCAGCGAGCATCGCGAGTGTGGTAATGATCGCGCAGTTTGCGGATCTTTAC